TCACCCTTCGCAGGGATCCATTGCGCTGGCAGTGGCACTTCACGCACTACCTCTTGCTCGAACACGGTGGCTTCACGCACTGGCTGCCGCCTGATGTTGAGTGCCTGCCGGCAAAGGTTGAGCCGTAGCACCAGCCCCTAGCCATGCCGCCAAACATCCTCCGCTACGCCACAGCCGCGCACTTCGGCGGCAACCCAATACACCAGGCGATCACTGAGCGGAGGAGGGCTGAGGAGGCCAAGGCAGCGGTAGTGGTGGAGGTCTTGCCCTACAACAAGCACTTAAGAGACTACATCAAAGATGTTTGCCCGGATTTCCCGTTTACCAAACACACTTTAAGGCTAATTGAGATCGGCGAAGCAATCATTGCCGGCGATCTTAGATGGGTGATGATTGAATTGCCGCCAAGGCACTTTAAGAGTACAATCTTCAGCCGGTTCATGCCAGGCTGTTACCTTAGAAGGAATCCGCAAAATACAGTAGGACTTGGCGCATATTCACAGGCTCTTGCACAAGAATTTGGGCAACACGCGAGGGATTACTACGTCGCGTCTGGTGGCGTGCTTGACCAAAGCAAGAAAGGCGTTGGGCGCTGGGCAACGCACACCAAAAGGGGCGGCATGTGGGTTGCAGGCGTCGGAAAGGGCACGGGCCTCCCTGCAAACCTGCTTGGCATTGATGACCCGGTAAAAAACAGGGAAGAGGCAGACAGCGCAGCCTATAGAAGGCGGCTGCATAGTTGGCTTGATACCGTCATGTTCACCCGTGTTGAGCCGGACGCCAGGGGATGGGTGACGCACACCCGATGGCATGAGCTAGACGCCATTGGCTACTTGCTCTATAAAAATACAAAACTTGAGAGGGAAAACCTTTCCAGACTAGCCAAGCCATGGCACGTAATTCACTTGCCAATGATTGCCACTGGCCGCCTCAAGTCTTTGCCCAAAACAGTCACAAGGGAGCCGGAGAACCGGCAACCCGGCGAAGCGCTCGACCCAACACGCTACGACGAAGACTTTGCGGCGGCACAAAAGGCCACCATGACGGAGAGGGACTGGGAGTCTATTTACCAGGGCGACCCAACACCCGAAGGCGGAACTGTCTTCCTTAGGGATCATATCCATTACTACGTGCTTCCTGGTCAGGAAAAGCAAGAGGGAGACGTTGTAATGCCAGCGCACGGCATTCGCCGCCTGGTGTCAGTTGATTCCACCTTTAAGAACTCGGCTGGCGCTGACATGGTTGGCATTGGCTTTTGGCTGCAGACACAGGAGTATATGTTTCGTGTTGATCAAGTAAACAAAAGGATGGGCTTTACCGAAACGTTGGATACCTTGCGAAACCTGTACCCTGCTTGGAAGTTTACTGATTTATTGATTGAAGACACGGCAAACGGTCCTGCAATTATTGACACGCTTAAGCGGGAAGCCGTGGGCTATGCGGTTCACGCGGTCAATCCGCTTGGGGGGAAGGTGGCCCGCGCCGAGGCTGCTTCGGTGCAGTTCAAGCAAGGGCGGATCTTGCTGCCTCGCTATGCGCCATGGCTACAGGAATACATCGATCAACTTCTTTCGTTCCCTGCCGGTACTTTTGATGATCTTGTGGATGAAACAACTCAAGTGATTAACTTCTGCGCAAGCACTGGCCCCATGACCGTCGAAACTGTCACCTGGGGCCACGGCACCACCCAGGCCACCCCAGACCCGCGACACCTTGCCGCTCAAAGCTATTCAGGTACTATTATAAGCTAAACAAATTGGCCAAATTATGACAGCGGCCACAAGGCGCGTGAAAGGAGCAAGAAGCCTCAAGGCCCGGCCTGAAGCGCCGCAGGGCGAGGCCAAGCTGGGAAGCTTCCCGCCGCCGACGGAGCAGTCTGAGCAGCTTGCAATTGACAATCAGGCACTGGCGCAAGACATGGCTGTTCGGATGGCCAGGGCGACACAAATGGACCTGGAATCCCTCAGGGCGGTTGCTCTGTTTGGCTTGCTGAAGGGCTGTCGCCTTTACGACCCGACCAAGATCAACCCGGCCAACGGCCGCCCCTACCGCCTCTCAACCTGCGTGGTGCCCTTCATCCGCGGGGCGATGCTGCACTACCTGCGCGACGTGGGGCACACGTCAGGAGTCAAGTTCCCTGACGCCTGGCGCGATGTTGCCCCCCGCGTGCGGAGGCTGGCGTCTGAGGGCGCGAGCCTGGATGCCATCAGCACTCAGGTTGGGCTGCCAGCGCAGGAGGTTGAGGAGATCCTGCAGGCGCAGCGCACGACCGCGCTGTTCGACCCTGAGATTGGCGACATCCACCGCGACAGGCTCCAGCAGTGCGCTCCAGACCCCCTCGATGAGGCCGAGGAGCACCATGAGCTGGCGGAAGCCCTGACCATCGCAGATGAGGCCTTTGCAGCCATGAGCTGGGCCGACCAGCAGATGCTGATCAAAGCGTGGCAGATGAAGCGGGGGCCACAGCTCGCTTCCCTGCCCCATGGCCAGTTCGTGCGGCGCGTGCGGCGGATTCTCGTGGGGCTTCCGGTTGCCGCGCCACAGGCGCAATCCGCCCTGGCGCTCGACGTGCCCACGGGTGAGGCCAGCGCACAGCCCCGCGTCACCAGCTCAAAGCAGATCCTCCACGCGGCTGAGCAACTGGGCTTTTTTGATGTTCCCGAGCAAAACGGGAAAACTCCAGCAGCGGATCTAGGCAGTGCTGGTGAAGGCGATTCAGAAGACTAACCACCCGACTGACGACGGCGAATTGCCTTCATTCGTCCACCCAACATTAGCCGAAAACCTCAGTGACTTAGATCTTGTTGATGACTGCTGGGAGCAACTGACGGGCAGCGCAAAAGAAAAGCATCTTCCCAAGGAGCCTGGTGAGCCTGGCGCGGCCTATAAAAACCGCGTGCGAAGATCTAGCTACCCTAGTTTCTACCGTGATGGCATCATTGCGTTTTCTGGAATCCTCAGCCGCTATGAGCTGCGAAAGGCTCCCAAAAGCCTGGTAAGCGCAGCACAGAATATCGACGGCAAAGGCAACAGCCTCAAAAAGTGGGGCATGATGGCCAACTGCCTGGGATTTAGGCATGGCGGTTGCGTGTTGATGGCAGACATGCCCAGTGGGACGCCTTCATCTCGCGCCGTTGAGATAGCCATGGGCAGGCGTCCCGTGTTGACGATGGCAGAGCGCCGAAACGTGTTGAACTGGGAAGAGGAGGAGGTTGACGGCCGAATGGTTCCGGTTCGGGTGACCATTCTGGAGTGGCACCGGGTCAAGGATGGGCGCTATGGCGTCAGGCTCGAACCCCGCTACAGGGTGATGGAGGGCGGAGAATGGCGACTATTGGAGATCCGGGGCACAGGGGGGAAGGGCGGATTCAGTGTTGTGCAGGTCGAAGGGGAAAAGGGCTATGGCGAGTTCAAGGGCGCAGGCAACAGGCCCCTCTCCTATCCCCCCGTCTGCTGGTACAGCCCCACGGGTGACAGCTTCGGAGAGGGCGATATTCCTATGCTTAGCCTTGCCAATCTCTCGCTTGATTGGTTTAGATCGTACAGCTCACTTAAGGAGCTGCTGAATAAATGCGCTTTGCCAGTGACTTGGCTTCGTGATGCTGCGCGACAAGAGGGTGTGCCATTAGTTTTAGGGTCAAATAGTTGGGTGCATTTGAAAGACAAAGATTCAGCGATAGGGTTTGCCGAGCCAAGCGGTAGCAGTCTTGAGCAGCACCTGAAACACATGGAGGGCATCGAAAAGCTGATTGACAAGTCGACCTTGGCCTTCATGGGCGAGGGCACTGGCGGGCGCACGGCCACGGAAGCACTGTTGGATAGTGCTCAGCTTCAGGCGACGATCACATCCTCTGCCGAAAGCATGTCATCCGCGTTTGAAACGCTCTTCCGGTTGTGGGGGCTGTTCACAGGGGAGGTGGTCGAAGATGGCGCGGGGCTGGACATGCTTCAGGGCTTGACTGATAAGCCGGTAGACGATCCCCTGTTGCAGCTCGCCAGCACCCTGTATGACAAGGGCTTGCTGATGCGCCAGAC